TGTTCTCAGCGCCGTTTCTGGGAACCAGAGTTTGAAGGATCGGATCTGAATTTTGCAGGCTGGGCAAAAAAATTAAGCGGTAAAGCCACCATCACCGTAGGTTCAGTAGGATTGAGCGGTGACTTCTTTGGCTCTTTTGCCGGTGAAAGTTCGGAACCCAGTTCGTTAGATGAGCTGATACGCCGTTTTGACCGTGGCGATTTTGACCTGGTAGCTGTAGGCCGGCCGATATTGGTCGACCCGTTCTGGCCGAAAAAAATACATGAAGGACGTTTGAACGAATTAAAGGGTTTTTCGCGAGAGGCATTGGGCGAGTTGTCGCTTAGCTAATTTATATATAATGAGAATAATAAAGCCATTCGCATGGATAAAATGTGAATGGCTTTTGTTTTTTTTAAAATAATGGTGAGGTTAAATATTGGCTACAGGCTGAATCGGCAGTAAAAAAGTGATGGCTGATTTTGAGACGTTGAATAAATGATTAAATTGCCTTTTTAATTTAACCATATCACCAATGACTAAATTTTACCTGTCTTTATTTTTACTATTTTTTACCGGTATTTTATTCCATCAAACTGCAGAGGCGCAGATAGACACCAGCGGCGGCAAGGGAATAACCTACGTCGAGATCTATTATTCGCTTACCAATACGCCGGGTACCTTTGCCGGTAAATCCAACCTCTCGCTTGAGCTGGGAAAACAATGGAGCGTATTCAGTATCGGTTTTGACGTTGGTAAAACGACCCTGGACCGTGTACAAGGCGGTGATACCTCAGTTTATTTTGAGATCAGGCCCAACCTGAATATTTTTCAGCAGGGCCGGTTTACCAATACCCTTACCATAGGCGGCGGCTATGTTTTGAACGCCAAAAATAATTTTTTGAGCGAACTAACGTCGGGTATAGAATATACTGCTAACGACCACCTGCACGTGAACGTTAACTTCGGGCAATTTTATTATAGCGGCAGGTACACCGCCCAAACCGCGACCTTTTTCGGCACCTCCATCTCTTACTATTTTGTACCCTATACCAGCCGTTCATCTATTTTAAAGCCGAAGTAAAGGATGTGGGAATGACAAATCTTGATAAAGATCCATAGGAAACTTACAGCTTTAAAAAACCAAAATCAGATGGTTGATATTTATATCTAAACTTGTTAAATTTATTAGCTAAATATAGTGTTATGGCATTGGCATTGAATAAACATACCGAATTAAATCCTGTACAGGTAAGTCTGCTCCGATTATTTAACAGGCCTATGTCAGAAAAAGAAACGCTGGAAATAAGAAATTTGCTGGTAGAACACTATTCCGAAATATTGGAACACGAAGTTACTAAGGCTATCTCGGAAAAGGGTTATACGGCTGAAGACCTCGATAATTTGCTAAACGCTGAAAGTTGATGCGGGTGGTTATCGACACCAATTGCCTGATAGCTTCGATATCAATCTAATACCAACTCTTAAGACGTTCTTTATCTTCATCGCTTTCTGCGATCAAATCTTTATCGGCAAATAATTCATCAATACTAAAAGCGATGTCAGATGCCACACTACCATGCCTGATTATATTGATTATCCAGTTGCCACCACAAAACCAGCTAAAGAAACCAATACCGATCCACAAAGAATCGCCGGTTTTAAATCCAAAAATTGCCATAACAGTCGACATAATTGCTGCGGCTATAAATAATTTACGCATATTAATTTGATAAATTAAAAACCAGTTGCTGTCCTTATAAAGCAAATTAAAGATGCCGTTGTCAACGCTTCCAAAAAGCGCCCCTCTCCATCGAGATGTTGTGCCCTTATAGCCAACGCTCATGTCTTCAAAAACAACGTTATTTGCGTTGTCTTCTAATATTGATTTTTGTATAAAAAGTAATATCTGCTGTTTATTATCCGGAGTTATAGTCGTTTTTAATTTCCTGTTAAAGTTTACAGAAATAGGGAAAATCATTGTTTAATTAATTTATAAATAAAGATAACAGATATTTTTATAAAGGCTTAATGTGAAGTTTGGAGAAAACAATCAAAATAAAAAAACCCTTCAACTTCTGCTGAAAGGCTTTCCTTAAGTGACCTGGGAGAGGTTACTTTCATTAGCTTAATGCATTAACTATCAGTGCTATTTTAAATTCCGTGCGAAACATTTGCAGATTATTCGAATGTTAGGCCGTTTTTATTTGCTTCGCGTTCCATCGTGGCCAGCATCTTATCGAGATGTTCGGTCAAGGTTTCCCTGTCACCGGTTACCTTGAATTGTAGCGTGAATTTTTTCTTTGTCCGGTAATCGTGGCCTGGTTCGGAAAGCTGCAGAGCAGGTCCGCCTTTGTTTACCTGGCACCAATTATAGTAGTCGATAATGATATCGAAATCAAGCGCTTTTGATATTTGTTCTATAACACCCAACTGGATTGATGAAATGCTATTTATTTTTTCGAACCAACTTAATGACTTATCGATCTCCGCTAAAAGCCAGGGCAATTTCTTTCCCATGGCCTCATATTTTTGTTTAACTCGCTCTTTAAAAGGGTAATCTTCCATATTTCCCGTAAAATAATCGTACTGAAAATCAATAAGTTATCCATCAGCCCGTAAAATAATACCGTAAATATTTGTTAGCGCGTAAATAATTACTGATAATTGACTGAAATTACAGTGACAAATTACTGAAAAACAACTGAATTTATACAATACCAATTAATTAGTATGGCAGATATAGCTATAGGTAGTAAGATTCCAACAACATTTTTACCTGATGATTGGAGAGCTGTGGGAGCGAAGGAATTTACCTGTTCGGAAAATACGGTGGAGAGAGTGGTATACGGAATAGCAGCAAAGACTTCCAGGAACTTGCAAATATTTGATTTCATGCTGGCGTTGGCATTGGAGGGCAAATACAAAGCAGAGGAAGAAGAGGCGGAAAGGCAGAAACGTTTAACCGATTTAACCGACTAACCATGAACCCAATACCTGCAGGCGCGCTCGATCACAATTTTGAATTTTTTACTCATGAAGGCCTGTACGCATTCTGTCTTAACCATGGTAAGGTTTCCGCGTTCGAGGAATGGCCGAATGAGCTGATCGATCATATCTATGACGAAATGTGTTTGGGCTATCCTGATAAAGCTTTCTACCTCAATAAAATGGGGGTGTATGGCAAAAAGGAAATGGTTCGGCAGCTGATCATCTGCAATTACGGCGCCTTTGATCATAACGCGGACATGGTGGACGGCAAGCTGCAGCAGCCTGAGTATTGGGATTGCCCGGTGCGCAGCAGCTGTAAATTCGACGGCAAGGTTTGTAATGGCTGCAAGACCGACACCGGCAAGCAGCTCACCGCGCACCAAGTACAAATTCTTAAATATGTGGTTGCCGGCCATGCCAATAAAGTGATCGCCGGCATGATGGGGATATCTAAATATACGGTCGACAAGCATTGTACCCTGATCTGCAAAAAGACAGGACTTTTTACCAAGGTCGACCTTACCAGTTTCGCTTACCAAAAACGCATCGTACAATGATACAGGCTACAGGATTTCACCAGGCTAATGTAATGCTGCTCGAGATCAGTTACCCGGGCGCCACCAAAACCGAGTTTAAAACCATCTATGGCGAAACCCGCGAGCAGCGCGATCAGCGCGGGTGGGAATATATCTACCAGCTAAATAAGAACCGGATATCGGTTACGCTCTGCAGCTGGTTAAAGCAGCGCATGTTCGGTTTAAAGGATTATTCGACCGCGAGATCGGCCCAGGCTGCCCGGTTGCTGGTGCTGATGAATTACCATAACCAATTTCACTACCTGAAAATGTGCAAGCTTATAGCGGACAACCGCGCGGCCATTGAGGAAGTGGCGCCCGGTGAGCAATCGAGGTTTTACAACGATTATAAGAACCGCATCCTCCCGATCCTGGAGGAATGCGATCTGATGAAAGGAGCGAAGCCATGACTAACGCGACGCTGACCAAACTGGATATACTGCTGGAGCGCCGGTTGCATTATCAAAAAATGCGGATGATATACGGCCAGGAGTTTAACGAGCTGCTGGCTCAAAAATATCTGAGTGACACGGAGGAATGGATAGACCGGATTTTGGAAGAGATCACGCTGCCATACCTACCAGGAATTTTAAAAACTGGAAGATAGTTCTTTAAGGCGGAGGGTTAGTGTACCTCTCCATAACAACCGGTTACAGTTCCGGAAGTATTTGGGCATTCGTTCTTTATAAGAGTCAAAAAATTAACAGCAAAGCTGTTTTGAGGCTGGCCAGCCCTGTCGGTATTCGGATAGAACCAACTTGATCAACTGGCTATCGCAGAACGGAGATCGTCAATGGCCAAGGCGATAGGAGCCCCGTAAGAGAAAGTCCTCTTAGCTCCAAATGTGTGTGTAGTTCAATGGACAGAATGACTCGGGTATGCTTTGCTACACGAGCGGATAGAGGTTCGAATCCTTTCATACACTCAACCGGTTTCATAACCCGGTTTGCGGCTTCTTCCATGTGGCCGTAATTGTGATAAGGTTTAGGTTTAGGACTCTGAGACGCGATGTTGAGGAGTCCTTATTTAAAAGCTAATTATTAACTAAAACATAAAAAAATGGGACTGAAATTAGAAAATGCGGAGCAAATTATTGAGACACTTCAAAAGCATCTTCCTGATGCCAGGATAAAGAACGTGGTATCGAGTGTAACAGCTACTATTCAAGGACCTTTTGCAGGATCAATCTTAAAAGAAATTATCCACGAGGTTGTGTTTTTCAACTGTGATTTTTCGATCTATCGCTCAGGGACCGGGCTAACTATCAAATTCGTTTAACCGATGGAGCCAACGCCATTCGAGATACTCGTTCACAAGCATTCTCTTTTAAAAGGGGATTTGCTTTATAACTCAAACGCCCTGGCCGGCGAGGTTGGTGAGTGTGCCAACATCGTTAAAAAGATGCAGATGGCGGTGATCAAACCGGAGTGGACGCAGCAAACCGAGGCTGAGCGCCTGAAAACGCCGGAGTATTTTTTGCCGAAGCTACAGGATGAGTTGGGTGATGTGCTGTTTTATCTTACCCGGATGATCAACGATACCGGCCTGTCGCTCGAGGATATCATGCAGCTGCAGCAGGAGAAGCTGGAAAATCAATCTATTCAATACAAACGAACTTTTTTAAAATGATCTACGCATTACCCTTTTACATCGGCGGCGCAGCGCTGCTGATCATGGCCTGGAAAGAATGGCGCCGACAGCGACATATGCGCCGGAATGAAAAGCATTACAAGGATTATAAAAATAGCAGGCATGAGTAAAATTATAATAATAATTGGGGGAGATAATCCGCGAAATACTAAAAAAGTGGAAGAGTTGGCTGCCGGTAAAAAAGTTGCTTATCAGCGTCTTGATGAAGAGTTCAAACGAATCAACTTTGCCGGTGGGCTCGACTATTATGTATTAGATGAATACACCGCATTAAATAACCCGGCAGCGGTTGACGTTTTACGAATGTTATCTAACTTCAATATTGTTAAGACTATCACAGGTGAAAAGCCATTTCCTACAACAATTGTCACGGCTAAGATGAATATCTCTGATCTTCCACGTGAATTGCAGGGCCCGAATTTCGAGATCATCGATTTAAATCAACTTAATTAAAAAAATATGATATCAGAAAATTCGATTGATCAGATCCACGAGCTCGACCTGGTAGAGGTGGTAAAACGTTATGTGCCGGATCTGAAACAAAAAGGCGCCAAGTATACCGGGTGCTGTCCGTTCCATAACGAGAAAACGCCAAGTTTCAGCGTCGACCCGGCTAAGAGCATTTACAAATGTTTTGGCTGTGGCGAAGGCGGCAAGGATGGTATCAAATTTATGATGAGCCTGGAGAAGATCGGGTTTATCGACGCGGTAAAACGGCTGGCTGCCGAGTTCAACATCATCCTCGAGGAAAAGGAAGATGATCCCGACCGGAAAGAGCAGATCATGAAGCGCGACGGTTACATCAAATTGAATATGGCCGTTAAGGAAAAATATCAAAAGGAGCTACTCACGCACATTCATAGCGGTGAGGAAATAAAAATAATACCGGTATTGGATGAACTGTTTAACCGTCGCAAATTAACGCGGGAAACCATAAGCTTGTTTGAAATAGGTTACGCGCCGATCGACTGGAAGACGATCACACCAAATATTATTGAGCGAGGCCTTTACGAAGCAGGTGTTGAGCTCGGCCTGATCGCCACAAAAAACGGTAATACTTACGATACTTACCGTGGCCGTATTATTTTCCCGATCCAAAACGAACGCGGTGAAATTATCGGGTTCGGAGGACGCAAGCTGGAGGATGGCAAAGACGATAACCCTAAATACATCAACAGCGCCGACAGCGTACTTTACAAAAAAGAGCAGGTATTGTATGGCATTTACCAGGCCGCAGCTGCTATCAAGAAAATGAGATACGCCACCATCGTCGAGGGCTATTTTGATGTTACCGCCTTTCACCAGGCCGGGATGCAAAACGCCGTCGCGCCTTGCGGAACCGCGCTCACCGATGGCCATGCCAAGTTGCTTAAAAAGTATACCAATAATATTTTGCTGATGGGGGATGGCGACGGCGCCGGCATGAAGGCCAATCTCAAAGCAGTCGACCTTTTACTCAAACATAATTTTAAAGTGGAGATATGCCCGTTGCCGCCCGGCCATGACCCGGACAGCTTCGCCCGGGAGTTTGAATACGTGGAGGAAACGGCATCATGACAAACCAGGAATTTACGGATGGAAAAATATTTACCTACATGGGATCTTCCGAGCTATACGTCCGCTCCAGGAGTTACGATCGAAACCCATTATCATTTGATCTGCTTTTTAAAAATGGGGTAGGCCCTTGGATGACAAAGGCACATATTATGAATGAAACCGAGGATTCATTTACGGTTGCGGATGCGCTGTTTGGGTATAAAGTAATGTGGTTCAAAGACTGTCAAGTGAAGGAGGTTAACCCATGAGCTTCGCCATGATCAATGCACGGAAAACACCGGCAGGTATTACCAGGCAGGACCTGATCGATGGGAAAACATTCACCTACAGCGGCCATTTTATGCGGATAGCGCATAAGGAGGTAAAATATAACGCGGAGTTACGGAAGGACATCGAGATATTAAAAAAATGGCATTATCAGCGCGGCGAATACCTGGTGAGTGCCGACAAGGATGACAAATGGCTCGTTACCGGTATGATGGAGGATAAGTTTTATGTTTTCCAGCCGTCATTCGGTAAGGTCTGCATCCTGTACAAAGAATGCGAACTGGTTGAGGAGGAAGCGGTGATATGAAGGGAACTTTACCTGAGTATATCGAACAAAACCGGGTTGATGCATCAACACTCCGGTCGGCGTTGCTGCAGGCCTGGATCAGTCGCCATAGGCTCGACGGCGTAAAATTTAAAGCGGCTTTTCTTAAAAAAGAAGCCGGCGACGATATCCATAAAAAAACCGAAGCGGTTGAGATCATTTGCGAAACGCTAAACTCCATTTCCCTGCCGGTACTTCAGGATGAATATATCAAAATTGTCGCCGCAGAGCTCGACGTGAAGGTAGCTACCTTAACCAGGAAGATCCGGAGCGACAGAGAGGAAAAGACCACGAAGGACATCAAGAAGATTGGCGAGGAGCTGAAGCGCGTTCGTTTTGTGGCCGAGCAGGTGGAACGGAGTGAAATTGATATGACCACCGCTGAGGGCGATCTGCAGATCATCGCTGACGCGCTGGCCTCACTGGGCGAGAGCGCCCGGGATTATTTCCACCGGATATGTTCGCAGCGCCCGGAGTATTTGCGCAGTCAGCTCGACCCGGTATTTACCGAAGCGCTGAAAAAGGGAAGGCTTAAAAACGCATCGAGGTTCTTTAAGCTGGCCGATATCTACGGACTGAAAATTAAGGTACCCAAGACTATCGCGGAAGCGAAGGAGCAAAAGACGGCCCAGGACATTATTGGCGACAAGGAATTGTCGGAAGAGTTCATGGAGTTCGGGATTTACGAGGAAGACGGCGTATACAAAAGCGTGGATCAGTGGAACAATGCCTACGTGGTTTCCAACTTTACCATGAAGATATTATGGCACGTGGAGACCAGCGACGATACTGCTTACCGGTTGGTGGCCATCAAAAATGTTTACGGGTACAAAGCGGTGATCAACATGAACACCGACAATTTTGTATCCGTAGGATCCTTTAAAAAAGAAGTGGCCCGGAAAGGAAATTACCTGTGGAAGGGTAACGATATCGATCTCACCCGGCTCCAGGACAAACTGCAGCGTGATGAAAAACCTACCGAGCTGGTGAAACATCTCGGCTGGCATAAAAGAGGGAAATTCTACGCTTTTGCCAATGGTATTTATGAAGTCGCCGGCGATGTGTTCCTGCCGGTGGATGAATATGGTATCGTGCAGCATGAAGCTGCCGGCGCCGATGGCGAAGTGAAGCTGCGCAATTACTTTATACCGGCAATGAGTAAGATCTACGCCGATAAGGATGACAAGTTCTCCAACGATAAAAAGTTCATTTATAAGCCAAGTGAGAACACGTTTGAGAAATGGAGCAAGCAGTTTTGCAAAGTTTACGGTTACCAGGGCGAGCTTACACTGGTATTTTATATCATGTGCCTTTTTTCGGATATCATCTTCCAGGACCTTACCCGGCGTTTCCCGATGCTGTTTTTATATGGCAAGCGCGGATCGGGAAAGGGCAGCCTGGCACAATCCATCATGCGGCTGTTTGGCCAGGGGCAAGACCAGATCATGCTCGGCGGCTCCAGTACTGCGGTCGGCTTTATGCGAAAGTTCGCCCAGTTTATCAACGCCATAGTTTGGCTGGATGAATACAAGAATAACCTGCCCAGCAAGATCATTGAATCTATTAAAAACATTTTCGACCGGATAGGTTACGAACGCGGAAAGAAGGATAACACCTTCGATACAGAAAGTACGCCGATCTACTCAGGATGTATCCTTTCCGGGCAGGAGATGCCCACCATTGAGCCGGCATTGTTTACCAGGGGAATACTGACGAGCCTGACCGAAACCAAACGTACTGAGGAGCAGCGGGTAAATATGCGCGAGCTGGAGCGGATGGAAGAAGGCGGACTAAGCGGGATCACGGTATCGCTGATGAAATTCCGGCCGCTTTTTGCTGAAAAATTCCGCGAAACCTTTTATGCGGCGCAAAAAACGCTGATCCATTCGGTAAATAATAACGAGGTGGATGAGCGCATGTATGTGAACTACTCGGCCATGATCGCCGCGGCCGAGCTGATCGATCCGGTGATGCCGCTGCCGTTTAACCTCAACGGGTTTAAGGACCTGATGAAGCGCAATCTGCTCGAACAGTTCTTTGTGCTGAAAGGGAGCGACGATGCCAGCAAGTTTTGGGACGTGGTGGAAGGCCTGTTTAACCGCGGTTATATCCTGGAGGATAAACACTTCATCCTTAAAAACGGGTACCTGTACATCCGCGTGGGCGATATCTACCAAACCTATGCCGAGGAGCTGATCAAACGGCGGGACCCGAATGTGCTGGATAAGGAAACGCTGTATAAATACCTGGAGAGCGATACCAAAACATTTGTCAATAAGAAAAAGAAATGGTTCAGCGGCCAGGGCCAGCAGCTGTGGTGTCACGCTTTTAAATATTCCGAGCTCAATATCAACCTGATCAAAGGTAACGACCAGGAAGAGCTGCGAAGAAAGTACAAGGCCATGAACATGAATTTTGAGGATGAGCAGCAGGAGATGGATTTCCCTAAAAAAACTGACGAGGACGACGGGGACGTCGGATTTTAATGAGACGGATCAGGAGCAGGCAGAGTCACCGGTATTACTGCCAAAATTGTATCAAACCGCCCATAAAGGTCGACGGCAAGAAAAAGACGCTGGACGTTCCTTATGCCAAGTTTGAAGATATCCCGATCGGGCAGCGCTACTATGTAGGGCAACTGATCAAAGCCGGTTATAACGCGCAGTATAAATTATTTTAAAATCAAGTAAAGGAGGTATATAAAATGACTGGAACACAATATGCTATCGAAAGTGCTATTGATGAGGCATTAGAAAACGATGAGTTGTATGGACAACGACAGACCTTAATCGAAACGATCAGGTATGCACAAAAGTTACTGGAAGATGTGGAATCCGATATCGAAGCAATGGAAAAGGAAGATAACGGTTAACTCTGCTACGCGCAGTACAAATTATTTTAGATATGGTCGAAATTTTAAAAGTAAAGAATACCCAAGGTATTAAACTCGAAATCTACTGCTGTTGGTTTACGCTGAGTGACAAGCAGCAATTTATAGTGGTGGATTGTGATCTTGGTATTGATTTGTCAGACGCGTTCCAGGGCGGAGCACCAGGTGTAGTTACTGAACCTATGGGCTTCCTCGAAGATCAGGGCGCCATATTCGAAATAAGGACGCGCAACAGTTTAGCCACGCATGATTGGGATTTCAGGCGTTTTCCGAACCCGCAATTGATTTTAATAACTGACAGGAGGTAATTATGAGTAAAAAAACCAACCAATTTGCAAAGCTGTACACATTTGATACCTGTCAGCTTATTGTTCGGACGTATTTTAATAACGATAAAGAAAAGAACGAGGTGATTTTTATCACGCAATCCAATGGATTGCAAATTAAGCAAACAGTTGGCTTTCCAGTCGACTTCCTTGCTGATAGTTACCTGGAAATTTTCGACCGGAGAAAAGCCCGGAAAATATTCAATAACCTGCAAGGCATTGAAAAAGGCGACGTTGATTTTTTAAATGATTTTGAGAAAGTTATATGAAACGACACGAATATTACGGCTTTAAAAGCGAAGAGCAGCTGGAGGCGCATATCAAGAGATATTATCCAAAGCCATTTACCGATATGAGCGTAGCGCATAACGCGCACTTATGGCAGGATATCTATACCCTCGGTAAAGAATTATTCGCTCCGGATTTAATTGGCGACAAATTTTACTTCCGAAATGGTTTGGCACTGGCTGCCGCTTTAACCACCCGGTTTGGCAAAGATTATGATATCGACGAGCTGGACAGGTTACTTGCAATCGGTTACCGGTTTGAAAACGGGGCTTATGTGTTTGAGCGTAATGATTTTTATAAGGAGGTAACGGAATGAATCACCAGGAAGCATTGCAGAAATTTATCGACCTGCCTGAGCAGGAACGTACCTGGTTGCTGGAATTAGTGACGCTGCAGCCGAAGAAGACTTTACAACGTCCTCAAATAAAAAATCAAGATGTTAAGGCCAGAGCGGTATTGATCATTTTAGGTGTGTGCAGGGTATTGCAACTGAGCCCGCTTAGACTGAAGGCCAGGAATAACAAACGTGAATTTTCGAATGCCCGATTCATGGTTTACAATTTACTTCATCAAAACGGCTTTATTAAACTTCACATTGGAGAACTTTTTAGCCGTGATCATTCAACTGTATGCTATGGTATTAACCAGCATGAAGATTTGATATTAACCGACCGTGGATACAAAGCAAAATATGAATGTGTAGTTAATCATATCGCTTTAAACGTTCTAAATAAACTTGCATCATGAAAATAACAACGATTTACGAATTCGCGGTCGAGGTGCAGCTGATGCGCAGCCTGCAGAACAAATATTTTAAGGCTAAAGGTGTAGCCGCGCGTAAAAGAACGCCGGCCGACTTTGAACTGGCTGCCTCGGTGCTGCTGGAATGTAAGCTCCAGGAAAAGAAAGTGGATGAGCTCGTTCAAAATATCGTTAACGCCGGGCCGGATGTGGAGGTGAAACTATGAAGGCCTGGAAAAAATATGTGATCGCGGCGGTGCTGATCATCGGGCTGGCCATTGGCGGAGCCGAGTTGCTCCTGCAGTTCCTGGACCTGGAAGGCCTCGCGATCCTGGTGGGGATCATGGCGGCGCTGTTTATCATTGTTTTGATCGTTTATGCAATAATGATCATTAGAGTTTTGAAGGAGGATAAAAGATGATCGAACCATATCCATTATGCTGGCCGGACGGCTACGATCGGGCGGTTGAGCGCTATCAGTCTAATTTTAAAATGACAGCTAATAAAGCCCGAAAACATCTGCTGGATGAGGTATATCGCTTATCCGGTGATGACGCGCCGATCCTGAGCAGTAATGTACCGTTGCGTAAAAAAGACGGGCAAATGTTTGCTGATGTGGCGAATGATGAGTTGTACGACCCCGGCGTTGCCATTTACTTTAAATACAACAAACAGCAGGTAGTTTTTTGTTGCGACGAATGGCTGACGCCGGCAGAAAACTTGAGGGCACTCGGTTCAAGTATAGAAGCGTTGCGAAGTTTAGAGCGCTGGAAATGTTCAGGTATCATGAAACGGGCGCTTAAAGGATTTAAAGCGCTGCCACCGGCGCAACCAGGTAACCAGGTCCAAAAGACGCAGGTACCTGTAGTTGGCAGTGAATGGTGGGAAATTTTAGGCGTATCTAAAAATACCGATCGGGCCGTATTAGACGCTGCATATAAGATACTGGTAAAAAAATATCATCCGGACAACCAGGATACCGGGAACCGCTCAAAATTTGAGCAGGTACAAAATGCTTACGAGCATGCAAAAAAGGCAATTCAATAATTTTTTAACTAAATAAATAACCATTATGTCAACAGTAGAAGCGATCCACCATCACGTGGATCAGTGTAATGAGGAGCTCATTACCGAAGGATTTTTTAACAAGAGTAAAGACGTTATCGATGAGCTAAAGGCCATGGGCTTTATCAACGCTAAAAACGTCACCGATGAAGAAGATCACCGGGAAACGCATCACCTGGCGGTAATGTACAGGCAGAAGTACCCGGGCTACAAATTTATTACCCACCGGCAGTTGAACCAAATCTGTACGGATCATGAACTGAAATGGGCAGCGCTTACAGAATTTAAAGGAGAGATACCGGAAAAGAATGCCAGGGAAATGATCGCCGCGAAGATACAGGCAAAGGACCTTGATGTTTCTATGCTATCGGCGTTCGGAACAAGGGAAAATCCAATTGTAATTAAAGCTACGGCCGGCGACGCGATGATGTACGATATCAGCAGAGGTATATCCGGAATAATGGAAATCATCAATAAAGAGGTTGCTCCCAAAAAAGTGACTGAAGCATTGATGAACACTGATCCGGAAAGATTTTTGAAGATTTCAGAGATAAATAAGATAGCGCCGAACGCGCTGATCATTATCGCGGATCCGAAATTATTTGTAGCACCGAAGAAATTTGTTTGCCCGATGCCGTCGGTTATGGTAAAAGGCGGATTCCTGATATTGACAGCGTGGGGAGCAGAGGCCGGTCACCAAAATGTTGTGAACGAGAAAATGAACTAATAGTATAATCAAATACTCCGGAGCGCCCGTATGGCATAGTTTAAAACTGTGCCGTACGGGCGCTTTTTTATTAAAAAACTACGTATAAACTGCGAAAGCGCGGGTTAGTGGCTGTTGGATAATTTGGATAAAATACCTGATAAATGAATTAATAGTTTAAAAATCAATATATTATACTATCCAACGCATCCTTAAAATAGCTTATATTTTATCCATGACTATCCAACGTTATCCAAAGGAAGGTATATTTTTTTATACGCTGGATAATTGCGGTTAGTTTTTTAATAAAAAATAGGGATTTCGCTGTTTTATGGATAATGTAAAGTGCTGATAAACAAAAGTTTTATCCAGTACTATCCATATTATCCAAACTATCCATGAAAAAAATCACGTTTTTTGCTTCCGACCTCGTTTTTTAAGTATTTTTGAGCATGGCGGAAGCTCCATTCTTTATCAGGCCCGGGCGTGGCCGCAAGTACATTTCTACAGCAGACCGGTCGCTGGAGGTTGCCGTATATCAACTCAACCAGTATAATTTTATTAAAAAATACGGTACCATCGTTTGGTACGGTATGGCCGATGGTCACCCGGTCGCCTTTGAAACCAAGGCTAATATTGATAAAACGGATATGATCACCGAGGCTATCCGCTGGTACGCGGCCGAGATCAACGAGCCGGAAATGGTTTTATCGTTAACCGATCCACGTTCCGCCATCATCAACTAACCATGTGCAATACACTACCTTCAACCATCACCATCGACGCGCCGCTGAGCAGTATCCGGAAGAAGATTTCGATCACTTGCCCAACAGGTACCGGCAATAGTTTTGGCATTTATGTAGAAGATCATTACCAGGGCGACCTGCGTTACAGCGATAAGTGGGTGGCGTATTTTATATCCGGAACTGTGCTTTCTTTCAACGATGTACAAGTATTAGGTGATATTATTGAACGAAACGGATATATTTTACCATTACCGGTAAAAAACTTGTAACGAATAATATTTTCTTCTTATTTTTATAGTCTTACCCTGATTAACATTGGCAAACTATTACCTCATCCGGTTATCGGTGCATCCATATATCCGGAAATACTTATGCAGTCATTACAGCGAACCGTTGTTTGTGTCTAAACGCGGCCATATTCCCTCATTCATCAATAACGTGCTGGAGCCTATGCCTAAGCTGAGCCCGGAAGAGATCAAAAGCGTCGTTAAAATAAATTATGGCGCATATTTTGGTTTCGCGGTTACGGCCAGCAGCGCGAGGTCGCAAACCTATTTGAATTCGGACAGCGTTAAAAAGATCAACCAGGTGATATCGGATATCATCCATGAAGAAATGTACCGGATGATCACCAGGCAGGCGGGTAAATTCGTCCAGGTCGATCAAACGATCCGCGAATTTACGGCGATGTACGATTTTACCGAAGATGAGCTTCCGTTCGAAAATTTAAAGCGCTGGTATTACCGGGAGCGCAAGGAGCGGGAGCTGCGCCGCCAAAAGCTGGAGGCATCCGGACCTCAATTTATCCTGACGCTGACCGAGGAGCGCAAATCTGACGAATGCATCGTCAGGAAAATGGCTTCATAAACCTGTCCTTTTTTTGATTTTACGGCGCCGGTAGTTTTGGCGCATGAGTTTTACGATCGCCCAGGATGAAAATGTTGCCAGTTTAAGCGTTGTTAAATTAGCGCAGGCCTACAACATCACCTCTTTACTTCCCCTGGTGCAATTTGTGGAAGGCGCCGGCTGGGATACGATAGATTTCCTGGAAGAGTACGCCCAGCTGACCGATGAAACCGCGGAAAGCGATAACGGGCTTCAGTATACTTACAATCTTATATTTTCCTTCAATAAAAAACGCTCGGATCTGCTGGCATCCTTAGCGCCTTATCTCGGCACCGGCGCCATCGCCCTGGTGACCGATAATAACGGTTTAACGCAGATCATCGGCAACCTGCAGTCGCCCATCACCTTTAAACAAAATAATGACAGCGGGTTAAAATTCGGCGACATGAACAATGTGGCCATCACCGGCGCGGTGATCACCGATACAGCTGCAATTATACCGGTACCGGTTTACCAGGCCGTGGATGACGCGATATCGGTGGATGAAGAACAGGAAACGATCACCATCCCTATTTTAGCGAATGACCTGTCGAGCGAAGGGATCGACCCGGCCAGTGTAGAAATTGTTTTAAAAGATGTTGGAAATCCTATCGCGCCGACGTGGGATCCGGATACGGAATTGCTGACCTATACGCTGCGCGCGATGGATGGCGGCAATGTAAGGACCTTACAATATCAATGGACGGACCTGGCAGGCAATCAATCCAACGTAGCGAATGTAAATATCACCATTACGCCAAGCATCGTTAACGCGGTGGATGACGCGGTATCGGTAGACCAGGGACAGGCCAGCGTGCTGATCCCGATATTAACCAATGACGAAGCCACCAACGGTATTAACCCGGCCACCGTTGAAATAGTGACCCAGGATGAAGGCGCTCCGGAACCGGCGACATTTGACAGAGGCACCCAGGAGATCACTTATTATTTACGTGCAAATGATGGCGGCAACACGCGAACGCTGCAATACCAATGGGCAGATAACGGCGGTAAAGAATCGAACGTGGCCACGGTTACCATTAACATCACCGGCTCGGCCAGGGCAACGGCCTGGAGAGGTTTAGCTTCATCCGCTTATTGTGTACAAAACGATGATGATCAGAACACCGGTTATTTGGCTTATGCAACCCTGGAGCAATATTATACCGATGATAATTCAGCCACCGGCGTGACCAAGGCAAATATTAATACTGACCCTAATTATATCGCGCCGGTATATAATACGGAAACCTGCCCGCTGCCGGTAATTGTGCAGGAAAAAGAATTGGGCTATAATGAAAGCCGGTCTGAAGTGGCCTGTTCATTCGCCGATCCTGCAAATTACTATTATGCCGGCGCGGCGGGCTCCAGTCCGCAATTAGGGACGGTAATTTATAACCAGGTTGGTTTGACCACTAAAGCCGTGCCAGGTTATTATTCCGACCGCGGCAGCTGGTATCAGGTGAACGGCGCCGGAACGGTTATAGCGACAGGCGCCTGCTAAAGCGGCGTAATTTCCTGTCCTTTTTTCCTCTTTTTTGTGCCGGTAGTTTTGGGCTCTATGAGTTTAAAGCTACCGGCATTTTCATTGACAGGCATTTGGGCGATAGCTGAAGAAGCTGCTTACCATCGCGCGTCGCTTGAAATTTCCCCTATCCAGGAGCTTAAAATAAAAGCCGAGGACGTTACTCCCGAATATTACACCGGCCCGCAAGTAGTTATCGACGATAACGAGGACCCGGAAGAATCCGACCAGGAGCAAATTAATATCGCTGTTATCGCTAAACGCGGGCCTATCCCGCAATATGGTGACGGCAGCGCTACGCAATTATCCACTGTTATTCGCGCTTATGCCGATGATCCGTCCACGGCAGTTATCGTGCTCGACCTGAATACACCGGGCGGAGAAATTTATGGTACACAAACCTGGCGGGAAGCGATCATTTATGCCAGGACAATGAAGCCGGTTATAGGTTTTTGCGAAGACGGCTATGTACAGAGCGCCGGCGAATGGGGTTGGAGCGCATGTACCGAGCGCTATGCCGGCAATGTGCTGTGCATGTTCGGATCCATCGGAATGATGGCCACTTTAATGGATGATTCAAAAGCGCTGGCCGAAAACGGTATAGAGCAGATCATCATTTACGCGCCTCAAAGCAAGCTGAAAAATAAAACGGTACGGGATGCACTCAATGGCAACACCGAGGCCTATGAAAAACGCCTGGAATTCAGCTGTAATAAAATGATCGCAGATGTGGCCAGCGACCTGGGCGAAAGTTTAACCAGCGACGAATGGAATACCGGCGCATCCTTTTACGCGGAAGACGCGCAGCGCATCGGCCTGATCGACGGGATCATGACCCGGGCGGACGTTATGGCCCGGGCTTTAGAATTAGCACAAAATCAAAATCAAAATACCATGTTCAAAAAATTTAAAAAGCTTGCCGACTTAGCCGGCAAAGGCGCCGAGGCAGTGACTGCCGAAGCTGTGGAGGCTATAAACGCCGAAATAGAAAGCGAAAAAATCGAGGGAATATCTGTCGTTTTAGACAAGGACCTTGAAGTTATCGACCAAAAAGTAACCGCGCTTGAGCTGGAAGTTACTACTGCAAAAAGTTCATTAACAGACCTGCAGGGTAAAATTACAGCTAAGGAAACCGAAATCGCGGATCTTAAAACCAAGCTTGCCGCAAAACCTGCAGCCGCTAACACGGACACAGCCGCCGTGAATGACGCCCCACCGGCTGACGCGGCGAATAAAGAAAAAATCGAAGCCAGCATTTTAACTGACGTGGATAAGCAAGCAGCTGACTACGCCAAAGCGATGGGCTGGAAGAAATAATTACGCACTCAAAACCCCTATTAAATAATAATGAAAAATTTACTTAAATCTTTAAATGTAGTGGCCAGCGTGCTGGTAGCTATGTTTGTTTCCGCGTTCCTGTCTACGATGACGGGTATCCGCGTCGGCTTTTTTGTTGCCGGTTTTTTACTGCTCGGCACAGTGGGCCGTTCCCAGGCAGGCGTTTTATGTATAAACGTTAGCCCGAATGTTGAAGGCATCGCCAATTACCTCGGTTTAGTGAGGCCGACCTTATTCGGTACGCTATACAACAATTTTGATATCGCCAACGATATCACGCTGGTGCCGAATGTAAAAAGCACGATGCGCTTAACCAAGCTGCTGATCAATAACGGCGCTGAGCCCTATTCAGGAATTTATGAGCCCAACAATGACGATATCGCCTACAGCGAACAGGATTTGGTGGTTTCACAATGGCAGCGTGATATGCTGCTGGATCCCCGCAAATATGTGAACACTTATTTAGAGTCGTTCCGTGCTGCTGGTGAAGGCGCGTTAAACAATACCATTCCTTTCGCCCAGTATACCGTTTCGCAATTCCTTCGCCAGATCGCCGCGTCTATGAACAATACCTCGGCTTTCTTCGGTTTGGGTACAGCTGCTTTCGCCGCTTATAATGCAGGAACGGTATATAATGCCGGCGCGGCAATAAAATACGTGCCGAACGGTAATACCAAGCTGCAGTATTATATCTGCAACGCTACAACTACTGCGGGCCAAAGCCCGGATACGACACCGGCTAAATGGACAAAGCGTAACGACCTGGCATTGTGCGTTGGTTTAGGTACCCGCATAAAAACAGACCGTACGAATGGCATTATCACCAACGTAGTATCCACCGGCGCGATAACTGATTCCAGCGACGCGTATGATCAGTGTAAAGCGGTTTACCGTTCCTTACCGGATCCGGTAAAAGCGCAGGGTGTGATGCTGTATATGGCCCGCGGCGTTTACGAGCTTTTGATTGACGATATACAGAACCAGGTTGGTAAATATACCGAGACCGACGAGAGCGGAATTGTGTACCTGTATAACACCGAGCGTAAATGTATGCTGAAACCAACCACCTGGCAGTATGGCTCGCAGCTGATCATAGCTACGCCGAAAGAAAACCTTTTGATGGGTACCGACCTGCAGAGCGATATGAACGAGATCAACATCATCCCGGATGTGTACAACATTAAATGGGGTATGACCGGTGTGATCGGGTTCAACTACCAGGACGCGGCTGTAATGGCCATTAACGACCAAAACTAAGACAAGCAACGGTCCTGATCTCACGATCGGGACCTTTTATCAATTTTATAATCATTTTTAAAATGCAACTAAAAACTGTAGCTGACTACAAAACTATTGATGAGGCCGTTGCTGATGTCAATAAACTACTAACGGCCCTTGCTGACGAAATAACAGCACACGCGGCCACAAAAAGCGCCCTGCAGGAAGAAATTACCGCGCATGGTGAAACGCAATCCGCTTTGGCCGATGCTGAGACAGCAGCTGACGAAGCAATTGCCCAGGCAAACGAAGCATTAGCTAACGCGCCTAAAAGTTATACCACTACCGTTGCCGGCGTAGGTAAAGTACAGGTAAATTTTGGCGTGGATAAATTAAGCAAAGACCAATTGCTTGAAAGTCCGGATAAAATTGCTGCCCTGGTTAAAAAGGGTTCGCATGCCGTAACTGTTTTAACCGCGGAGGACTAAGCCATGGAAGGAGATTACGCGAATGTAGTGCAAACCGGCCTTGACCTGGTGGACGGTGCCGAGAATCCTTCCGGTTTACAGGAAGATGTGTTTTTGATCGTCGCGAGTGATGTCGCGAGCTTCGGTGTACCTGTAGCTAACCCGTTAACGCCGTTGGCGGTGATCACCATCAGCACTAACCACGTGCTGAACGCCGGCGCGGCGCCAATACCCGTTTATTCGATGTTTGAGAAATCGGACTTTGAATCGCCATTGACCGGTGAGCTGCTGAGTAAAATGTTTATGCCCGCGATTACGGTATTTATGCCGCAGCCGACCGCTCAAAACGCGGGAACGTTCACCACGCTGAAAAACTGCAGGTTTATCGTGCTGATCAAACGCACTAACGCGTCGACCGGCTTTACGCAGATCGGTACCGTTGGTTTATACGCGAAAATTAAAGAAGGCAAAGTTGCTTATGGTAAAGGCCCTACCGGTGAACCTGGTATCAGCTTTACACTGGAAGCGCCATCGATCCATCCTTATTTCAACTATACCGGTACATTACCTGCACCTGCGGCATAGTAAATGGAAGATCACCTGAACCCTGAACTCGCCGGCAAATTTCGTATTAAAAACACGCATTTGCCGCGGGTTTTGAATACACCGGTGGGTGATATTCATTTTAGCCGGCTGACTTTAGACCAGGCAGAAAAATTGGTTGAAGCTGATTTTTTTTACCTGGAGAAATTGCCTGAAGCGGAAACGGACATACCGGCCGCAGCTGGAGAGCCTGCGCGAGTAGAAGCACCGGAGCCGGTTGTTGCTCCGGAAAGCCACTTCACACCTGAAGGCCCGGGCGAACAAGTTGTAAAGTCTTAAATTGTTGTGTGTTTAATTGTTTGAAAGTAAAGCGGCTGTAAAAGGCCGCTTTTTTAATGAGCTCATTTAGGGATCAGAGCCAACGAACCCAAAAATGTAACTCATGAAAATTAATTTAAAAACGCCGATCAGCTATTACGGCGGAAAACAAAAATTAGCTACCAAAATTTTATCGGTTATACCTGAGCATACGCTTTACTGCGAGATGTTTTCCGGTGGCGCTGCTGTGTTTTTTGCAAAACAACCATCCCTGGTTGAAGTACTTAACGACACGAATAAAGAATTGATCAACTTTTACCGTGTGGTGCAGCAGGATTTTACAAGCCTGGAAAAGGAGATCCGCATATCGCTGCATAGCCGCGATCTGTTTAGCAAAGCATCCGTTATTTACAATTACCCGGATATGTTTAGCGAAGTAAAACGGGCCTGGGCAGTTTGGATTTTGTCGACCCAAAGTTTTTGCAGTCAACTGGATGGCAGCTTCGGATTTGATAAAACCGAAAATACAACCACTAAAAAGATCATCAATAACCGCGACCGTTTTACCGAGGAGTATGCCATCAGGCTGCAAAACGTGCAAATTGAATGCGCGGATGCTTTGTATATCATCAAAAGCAGGGACGCTGCCGGCAGCTTTTTTTATGCCGATCCGCCATATTTCAACAGCGATTGCGGTCATTATAACGGCTACACCGCACAGGATTTTGAAAACCTGCTGCAAGTATTTACAAAGCTGGAGGGTAAATTTTTGTTATCATCCTATCCTTCAGAATTGTTAAAGCGGTATGTTAAGGAAAACGGCTGGCATCAATGGTCGCTGGAGAGCGGTGTAACAGTTAACCAAAAAGGCGCCGGATATCAGAAAAGAAAAATTGAAGTTTTGACGGCTAATTACCCGATTTGAGAAAAAACAAAGCCCGGGCGACACTACGTTATGCGCTAACAGTAACAAGTACCAGGTGCAAATAAATGCACCCAAAGCCCGGGCTTATCTCTATGTAGGGATACAGAGCCCAGTTTTGGGTGGTACTTATTACTGTTAGCGCGGTAAAGATAGAAAATTTTCCTGTCCTTAAATTCGATTTTGAGGCGATCTATATTTGAGTCTCTTCTTTATAATTGGTTTTTTTCTTTTTTTATCGTAGTATGAATTAGTTAATTAAATGAAATCCCCGTGGCGCGAGGCACCGGGGATTTTTTTCTGTCCTTAAATTAACTTATAAGTGAAGTTATTTTTGAATTGAAAGGAGGCGCGTATTAAAACAGTACCTTGACTAAGCTTATTGACTTTAAAAGGAGTATTTCATCATTAATGCCCGGGCGAATGTCCGGGTATTTTTGCTTCAGGCAATTCCAAAGGTTTTATTTCCTCGTAGTCGATATCGATGGTATCAACATCAACTTCATCCATTGGAACCATGACGTATCCGAATTTAACGCTATAATCCGGAAAGTAATAACTCAACCATAAGCCAGGATCATTCATAAGTGCCATATTCAAATATAAGGCAATTTCCTGTCCTTTTTAAGCGGGTTTCCCTTTCGCAGTTTTGGGCATGCAGGAAATTAAGGCATGGCTAAAAGGCGGCGACTATGCTGCCGGCATTATTTTATACAGCAAATATGGCAATAACAGCTTTTTGAAAAAGCAATTTGCCAAACAGCAAAATAAATACCTCGAGCAAAAATTACGCGAGGAGCTGGTGAAGATCAGTATCCATCTTAAACTCGCTGAAATAACGGAAACAGGTTTTGATGTTATCGACAAATCGCCGGCTGCTTCAAAAATTTTAATTACCCCGAATTCAGGGGAATTAAAACAATCGCCGCTCCCTGATAAATCCGAATTGCAAAAACAATACCTGCAGCTGGTAAAGAAACGGCAGCGCCTGTATACTGAGCTTAATGCTTATATGGAGGAAAAGCATCATTTGCCTGAAGGTGAAAAATTAAGGCTTTGTTGTGTGGCTATTTTGGCTCATCACCGGCAGATCACCGAAACCTACGCGCTGACCGACCATTACGAGGTTCATCAAAAATTCCCGATGGAAGAGAAAAAACCTGATATCGATCCGGAAGTGGAGATTGACCTTTTGCGCTCGGCCATCAGCAAAGCGAATAAGCGTCTGTTAAACGCAAATTGCCGTAACCGTGAAAAAACGCAAAAAGGTTTGGATGCAAAAAAATGCCGTCTGAACGAATTACTGGCTAAACGTGATCAGCAATGAGCCGGCAAATGATCAGGTCCAGCGATGTAAAGGGTAATTCTTCCTATGATATTATCCTGCGCGCGTTTTTAGATCATAAAATCCATGAATTGCCTGTTCAACTATCGGGAATGCTGGAAAGATGGCAAATGGTGGACAAGCTGATCAGGAAAGGCGAGATCACGAAATTGATCAATAGCGATGGTGATCTTGAAAGTAAACTTAAACGTTTTTCATTTACCGACCTGGTTGATTACCTGAAGCAAAATTACAGCGTATCGACCAGGACAGCTTATGAAGATATCCGCAATGCCAAAAGGTTCTTTTTAAGTTGTGAAGGCAGGGAAGATGTTGAATACGCGCGTGGCGTAGCGATTGAACATGGCGAAATGATGATGTTCGCCGCTTTGGACGCCGGTGATTTTGACGCGGCCAGTAAGTTTTACAAAGAGCTCAATATCATTAAACACCTGCACGAGCAGCGTGACGATATTCCTGATTACGCTGATTTTATCCCGCCAACATTTGTTTTGGTTGCCGATGCTACAGAATTAGGTTTTGAAAAGATCGAAAATCCGGATGAAGTTGTTAAGCGCATCCTGAACGAAAAACGAATAAACTTCCTGGATAAAGAAGCCAGTGACGCGGAGGAAGTTGACTAATGGCTGAACCGGTACCTATTTGGTTAAACGAACCGCAAAGAATTGCTTTTTTAGTAGGCGCTCATGAACAATATCATGTTTGGGGACGCGCGACCGGTAAAACTGAAGGACCGATAGCTTTCAGATCCATCAAACTGCAAAACTTAATGCCACGCGGCGCTACCGGTATGATCGGCGCTACGTATATGCAAATTTTAACGAGGACATTGCCGCCATTGGAGAAAGCCTGGCAGCGATATGGCTATAAACCCGATCAGCATTATTGGGTAGGAAAATATCCGCCAAAAAACCTGAATATTCCGAAAGCTTTATATCATCCGCGAAACCCGGAGCATTGTGTTTTTTGGTGGAACGGCCATGTACGGCATTTTATGAGCCAGGATCGCCCGGGTTTATCAAACGGTAAAACGGTGGATGCATTAGACGGTGATGAAGCAAGATTTTTAAATTATCAGAAATACGTGGATGATATCGCACCGACAAATCGTGGTAACAGGGAATTTTTCGGAAAACTTGCAGAGCATCATTCGATCACTTTTTGTACAGACATGCCGGATGACCAGAGCGGTAAATGGATACTTGAGAAAGAAAAGCAGGTCAATAAACAGCAGATCAATCAAATTATCAACCTGCAGCTGGAATACAATAAACTGGATTTTGAATATAATCATCCGCGAACTACAGATCCGCGGAAAAAATATTTAGCCAGGAACATGAAAAACTATGCTGCCGCTTTGAATGACCTGCGCAAAGGCAGTGTTTTTTACAGCGAAGCGACATCACTGGCCAACCTGGCTGTTTTGGGTGAAGAGCAATTTAAACAATGGCGCCGTGAAATGCTGCCAAATGTTTATGACCGCGCAATTTTAAATAAACGCATTATCCAGGTTGAAAAAGGATTTTACCCGCAATTAAATTTGGATCAACATTGCTACGATGCTTTTGATTACCATTATATCGATAGCGCAATTATACCTGCACGAGCTGCAGATTTTATACAGGACAGTCGCTGCGACGCGGACATCAATAAAAAAGCGGGTTTAGATATCGCTTTTGACGCCAACGGATATTTTAACTGCTGTGTTATCGGCCAGGAACGGCCAAAAGAATACCGGGTATTAAATTCGATGTTCATTAAAGACAACAACCCGCTGCCGCGAATGAATCTGAATAGTCCGGTGCATCATGAAGGCAGGTTAGAAGAATTACTGCACAATGTGATCTTATATTATCATTATCATCCAACCAAAGAATTGAATTTTTATTATGATCATACTTTTGTTCATACTGATTCGATGCGAACAATTAGTTATGCTGATAGCATTGCCGCGGCGTTTCGCAAAGCAGGCTGGATAGTTAAGAAAATATATATAGGACAACAACCGCGACATGATACCAGGTACAGACTTTGGGGAAATGTGTTCACTGAAAAGGATCCGCGATTTCAGAAGATCCGCATCAACAAAGGGAACGCGCAGCAGCTGCTGATAGCGCTGCAGCGTACGGCGGTTCGTCAAGGCTCCAAAGGATTTGAGAAAGATAAACGTGATGAAGCACGTATTCATACAGTTCCACCTGAAGAAGCACCGCACTTAACGGATGCATTAGATACTTTATACATTGGCAAACACAAGCATCAGATCGGCTATACAATGCCGGTGATGGATCTTATTGCAAGCAAATAATCAATAATCATTTTTGTTACTGCGCAATTCGAAAAGCAAGTCGATTGCTTTGGCAATGCCGGTTTTTTAGGACTTTCATCGCAAAAAAGCGTTTTCGGGTTGCCCACTCGCGATAGTGTGTGTTGTGGGCTTTTTTGCAAAAACGTAAACGAAAAAACAAAAACGAAAGCCTTCCCGCCAAAAAATCAATTAGTTACGATTTTTTGCGCTGCAAACGTTTGCGCGAATTTTCCTGTCCTTTATTTCCCTTTCAATTAGACAAATCTTTGTCTATGGAATTTATCCGCGTGTCAGAAATGCTGGGAATTATGGATATGAAAAACGAGGACGGTCAGCCCATCCCGTTTGATTTCTCATTCATTACCTGCAACATCAAAAATAACACCGGCGGCAAGCGGATCGAGATGAAAAACGCTGTAATTGTTGGTGGAGCGGCAACCAAAAGCGCTGTGCGCGACCAGGATCACTACGGCAACTACACGCGCAACTTCAGATCAGTTAATAATGATCAGATCCGGCAGTTCCATCCACCATTGGTAGAAATTTTTAACGGTATGAAAGTAGTTTTATGAGCGGCATCTTAATTTCCGACAATGGCGATATCGCTTATTTAAAAGGCATCGGTGCAGCGGTTGTTATGGGCGGCACAGGTGGCAAAACTGTTAAGAAAGCTTATGAAGATGCCGAAAGGCTTCGCGCTGAAGCAGCAAAAGAAACTTCCGTAAAGCCACCGGTATCAACCTCAACCACTACTTCAACTACTACCACCACCAAAAAACTTCACCCGGCGAAAGCCAACAGGCAGCCGATCACCGACGATAAGCCGGCCACCAATAATAACGAACCCGCTCCATGGACGCTGGCCATGGTAGACACGATCGCGCTGTGGGGATCAGACAATCTTTTCCCCCAGGAGATCATCACTCTTTGCCAGCAATCAACCGAGCTGCCGGCATTGCTCGACTGGAAAGCCCGCGCCGCGCAGGGCAAAGAAGTGCTGCCGTACGACCGCGTATGGAACCCGGCAACCAAACAGCTGGACGATGTGCTCATCCAGGACCCGGATATCCTTAGCTTCTTTACCAGCATTACCACCAAGCGCTACCTGCGCGAGGCCTACAACGATTTCTTTTGGTTCGCCAATGTGTTTCCGGACATGATCAAAAATGTCGACGGCGACAAAATAGTTTATTTGGGTACCCACGATGCCAGCTGGTGCCGGTGGTGGCTGACCAATGATGACGGCGTGATCTTCAAATGCACTGTGTCATCCAACTGGCCCAACGGCACCTATGGCGATCCGCGCTACTTCAAAACTTTCCCGGTCGTTAATCCATACCAATGGGATGTGGTCGACGCGCTGAAAGCCGCTTCAGGTATCAACCGTTTCGTTTACCCGATATCATATCCTTCACCGGGTAAAACTTATTACCAGCTGGCGAATTGGGATGGCATACGCACATCCGGCTGGCTCGACCTGGCATCCAAAATACCGGCGTTTAAGCAGGCGATCATGCAGAACCAAATGCAGATCAAATACCTGATCAAAATACCGACGAATTACTGGCCATCGGTTTACCCGAATTGGGAGGCCATGACCTATGAAGATCAGCTGGCCAGGAAAAAGTTAAAGCTGGATGAACTCAATACACAGCTTACCGGTATGAGCAATGCCGGCAAGTCTATCCTGAACGAGGTGGGTTATGATCCGGAAGGCAAGCAGCTGCCGGGTTGGGAAATTACCACGATCGATGATAAACTGAAGGACGGCGCGTACATTGAAGACTCCCAGGAAGCATCTGCTCACCTGCTCCGCGCTTTGGGCCTGGACGGTACGCTCGTTGGACAGGGCCCGGGGCGTGACCTCAATGCCGGCGGCGGATCTGATAAGCTGATCGCTTACAATATGTACTGCGCGCTGCAGCAGCCCTACCGCGATGTGGTGCTGGAGCCGATCTATTTCATTGCCCGGTATAACGGGTGGATGGACAGGTACCCGCTTTTTAAAGTTAAAACCACCGAAGCCGACCCGTCGAGCATATTCAACATCGCGCCTGTTTCTCAACCCACTCAACCTGTAGAAGTAAACTAATGGCCATAAGACTCCTTAACTCCACTGATGATTTAAAATCCGGCTTAGGATCGTTCCAGGTGGACCTGAATTTTACCGCCTTCAGTTCTTTCGTGGATGACGCGGAGATCAACCATATCATCCCGGCCATTGGCTACACGATGTATGATAAATTATGCGCCGGTGAGCTGAATGAGGATTACACCACGGTTTTAAACCTGCTGCAGAAAGCGGATGCTAACCTGGCGCTTCATTATTCAGTCGCTTTTGGCAGTGTGCAGATAGGCGAGAGCGGCATATTCGTGGTGAAGGATGCCAGGCAATTACCGGCATCCGATAAAAAAGTTTACCAATTACGGGTACAATCGCGCGCTGCAGGTTTTGTGGCGCTGGAAGCAGCTATCAATTACCTCGAGGCAAATCTCGGCGATTACCCTGAGTATACCAACGACCAGGCGCATTTAAACAACCGGCAGAATTATATCAATACTACCGCCTTATTTTCCCAGGCATTTAACCTGGCCAACAATTGTGAAGTTTTCGCCCTCCTTAAACCGCAAATGAGCACGGTGGAGGAAAATTATATTGATCCCCTATTAGGTGATACCGTTAGTGAAGCGCTCCGCTCAGCCATAACAGCAGGCTCAACTAGCAATATACAGAACGAGCTGCTTGTCCGTATCGCGAAAGCGGTGGCGCCACTAACGATCGCCGAAGCCATACCATGGCGCGTTTTCGATATCACATCCACAGGCCTGCTCACGCCGACCATAAAAAATAATATCGAGAACGTGGAATTATCTACCGAAGCGAACCTCAATTCGCTGCAGATGATGATGGTAAAAGCGCAGGCCCGCGGACAGTCAGAGATAGCGAAACTGAAAATATGGCTGGCGGCGAATATTACTTCGTTCCCGGGCTATGTGTCGCCCGACCTGGACGCCGGCAGCAAATTAAACGATACACCGCGGGGATTTTACTTCGCATAACAAATTGGATATATGAAAATGTTAAAGTTAGGCATCAGGTTAATTGCAAGGTGGAGCGGCGTGGAAGCAGATATCCAGGCTGATCAGCGTATCGAAACTGCTAATCACCTGATCAAAGGCAGCGAATTTTTCAAAGCCGGTATAGCCCCGCAGATCCGGGTAGCGAACGCGCTCGGCTTTTATGCTTACCAGCTTAAGAACGGTAACAAATATCCGGACCTGCTCGGCATGCGCTACAGTATCGCCGAAGCCGGTGGCAAAGCGATCTTTCACGCGGTCGATACACCTAAAGACCCTAAACCCTCAAAATAATGGCAGATTTTAAATTAGCATACCAAAAAACCATCTACGGCAACGAAGGTGGCTACAACCCCGGCATAGGTGAACGCGAAACCTACGAGGGTATCGACCGCGGCGCGAACCCGGACTGGAGCGGATGGAAAGTGATCGACGCGGCAAAGGCTGCAAATCCCGGGTTAAATATTCACCAGCTGAATTTACTCTTCGCTCAAAATTTTACACTGCAGGCGAATATCCAGGAATTTTACAAAGCCAATTATTGGGACGTATTAAACCTGGATCACGTGAACGACCAGGTACTGGCCGATAATCTTTTCGATTGCTCGGTTAACCAGGGCGAAGGTTTGGCGCGAAAATTAATGCAGGCCGCTTGTAACAGCGTAAACCTGGCTAATCATTCACCGCTGCATATGCTCACTGTGGACAGGATCATCGGGCCCGCGACGCTGGCCACGTTCAATTCTTTACCTGCAGCGCAGTTAAACGCCGAGCTCAACGCGATGCGCTGGTGGAGCTACCAGCAGGATGCAGGATTTGCCGAGTGGGGCGCGGTTTGGAAAAAACGGCTGGAGGATTACCCGTCATGACGTTAGCCGTAAATAAAATGCACTTTAATATCGGCTTATGGCCGACCATACTTTTCCTGTGCTCCTTCGGCGGCTGCATGTGGAAGAGCTCGTCTATATGCACGCAGTTCCTGAATAAACAGGATTCCATCTATGTGGCTATAAACAGGCATTCCGTGCAGCTGGATACCGTTGTGAATTGGCATAAGGGAGGTTTGCTGCATCGTAACAGCATCGATCAGAGGGTCGATAAAATATCCAAGCGTGTCGATACCTTATGGCTGGCCTTTACCGACCCGGAGAGCTTAGTTACCGAACGAAAATTAAAGAACGGCCGTGTAATATTTCAAAAAATTCCACACACCACTAAATAAAATACCATGAATTTATTACAGGAAATCGAAGACGATTTTAAAGCAATTTTTGAAAAGGTCAAAGAAGAAGTCGAAGGCGCGGTTTTAAGCGAAGCCGACAAGGTTGTCAATATGCTGATGGCTTTTGACGCCTCACCAACCGGCGAAATGATCATTTCCGGACTGGAAACCATATTCCCGGCAGCTGATCCGGCCATTGACGCGATCAGCCTGGCGTTACCGGTTATCGCCAAGGATATGAACTGGGCGCAGGCTGAAGCGGGTAAATCTGATGATGCCATCTTCCAGGACGCGTGGACCTACCTGAAAAACGCTGTTGGTAACACTAAAGCAAGCCAGTTAAACTCCCTTTCCGCGCAAATCGGCGATATCATCAACGGCATTAAGGAAGGGACGCTCACCTTCCAGCAGCTTTTATCATTCGCCCAGGGCGCTCACGCACCATTGATCGCCATTTAGCCATGACAGATCACCAGGTAGATACCATTTGCAGTTTGTTGACGGTCGTCGTCATATTTTATTTCATTTTCCGGAGCCAACGCCAAAATTAAATGAACAGCCTGTCATTCACCTATCGAAATAAGCCAAAGCAATACCGCGCGCCGGCAAACTGGAACGAGCTCAACCCGGTGCAGCTCATCCGGTGGGCCGCGGTAGCTTTCGGCGACTTCGATAATGATGACAAGCTGCGCCTGGCGGTGTATATCATGTACAATATCGAGTACCGCATCTATCTCCACCTGCAGGATCACTTCAAGGTCCAGCTATTTCCGAAGATCGAGTTTCTTTTTAAGCAGTGCCAGGTCAACAAATGGCTCATTAAGCGGCTGCGCATGGGTTTCCGGTATTATTACGGGCCTGCAGATAAGCTGACCAACCTTACCGCCAACGAATTTTTCAATTATACCGAGGTTTTGTACCAGGCCTGGACAAAAACCAAGGCGGACAAGCATTTGAACGCCTTATGCGGGATATTATACCGGCAGAAACGCGAATCGGAGGTTTTTGATGATATCCGGGCGCCATTGACTGACGCCGGCATCGGCAAACGGGCCAAACGCTTCGAAAAAGTGCATCCCAACATCAAACACGCCATTTTATTAAATTATGAGGGCTGCCGGCACTATATCATCACCAATAACCCGGACATTTTTAACTCAAAAGGCAAGATCAAACGGAATAAAACACCGCAGGACCTGGTATTGAGCCTGTCAGACGGGCCGTTCGGCAATTATGAAGCCACCAAAAACGCCAATTTATTCAAGTTTTTAATGCATATCAACCGCGTAATTGACGAAAGGGAACCTGCCAAATGATCACTGAACTCGATTATATTGCCTATTTTGAGAACCTGGCAACGCAAAGCAAGGATTTTAACCACGTTGCCGGCACGAAGGACGCGTTTTTCTATATCCCGGAGCCTTATGACCTGGCCGAGATCGATAAGGCCATCAAACAAACCAAATCGGTGCCTTTTATGATGCTCGACGCCATGACCGGCGGAATGGGCGAATCCACGGCCCACAATTACAGCGAAGGCATCAACGCGCAGATCACCATTTTAGATATGGCCACCGTTGGCGATGCTGTCAGCATCCGTGCGGTACGCGATAATTGCCTGGCCATAGGTGTAAAGCTGTTAGGGCGACTGGCATACGACAGCCGCAAGCAGCTGCTTATTGAACCCGGCGCCCGGTTCAACTTCAACAATATTAAATTTGATCCCGTTGGGCCCATCGCGCAAAAGCACTACGGCATCACGTTTCGCTTCCTAATTACCTGTCCTTTCGGCTTTACGGTCGATTCGACAATTTGGCGGGACATTCCAGCATAAATGATCACCGTTACCCAGGCACCAGGCGCAGTTTCTTTTAGTCGTAACCCGATGATCTACGGGCTGCAAACGGATAACCTGTACTCAGCGCCCGGCGCGGCATTTATCGGTTTACTGAATTTCCCTGATTACACGCTCAGCGGCGATAACGCTTATACATTCGCGCTGATCTATGGCGGCAATACCCTCGAGTTTATTGTTAACCCTGCCGATGATCCGGATAGCGGTTATAACCTGCCGCCGGTTGCCGGGGCAACTTACCAGCCCTGGTTAACCGCGGCCATGGCCAGGCTGCAAAGCAATTATTTTATCAACCGCGATTTCTCGCTCGATATTTACAACAATGCCGGCGTTTACAGCATTCGCTTTACTGCCAAAGCGGTAGGTGCGCAGTACGTGATCACTACCGACACGGCCAACCAAACTACCTTGTTTGGTAAGGCGGTCGCCGTGATCAACACGCTGCAGGCCGGCGTGGCCCAGGTGGTGCGTCCTAACTTCAAGATCATGATCGAGGTTTGGATGTGGCTGCCTGATGGCAGCGACGCTGAGCGCCTTAGCCAGGCTTTCCCGGATGTGGAGGATGACGGTACCTGTATCTATGATATTTCCGGGACGATCAGCGATGGCCTGGCAGCTTATGGCTTCGACCGGCCGAACCTGGCGCTGCCCGATTCGGAAGTACTTACCAATTCATCGCGTAAATATTACCTGCAGATAGCGGAAGTGTTCGGTGAACCGCAGGTGATCCGGGCAGTTACAGCCACCCCGACGCAAACAGCCATTTACGGCGGTTTCAGCAAGCGGATGATGCAGGAGCTGCTCTTCCCTGATTTCTTTTCCGCAAACCCGCTCCAGCGCTTTCTCGACCAGGAACTATCGAATAAAACCACGCACATCACCCAGCCGGAGTTTTTAACCTTTTGCCAGTTCTTACCAGGGCCTGTGGTGCTGAATATGCAGGTAACCGTGAATTATTCTACCGGTAACCCGATCGTGATGAACAATGTTTATCAATACCCGGCCGTGGCGCAGTACACTAAAATATGTTTCCCGGTCGGCTATGGCGCCTTACTGCTCAGCCTGCAGGATGAAACGCGCACCGTAGTTTCATGGAGCTGCGTATTGGTTAACGGCACGAATACAGCGGTCAGCGAAACTAAAACCTATGTCCTGGATTATACCTACCGCCCTTATGGCCGTTACCTGCTGTATCAAAACAGCTTTGGCGGCTATATCAGCAACTTTGTCTATGGCAAGTCGAGCCGCGAATATGATCTCACCTATAAATCATCCGAAATAACGCCTACGGGTGGCTTTAACCTGATCGATGGCGAAGTATTGAACTTTGATAACGAGTCCACTGATAAGCTTACCGTGGTAACCGGTTTTATGCCACGCCGCGCGCTGCTGATCTACCGGGACTTCATTTTAAGCGTCGATAAATTCCTGATCGATAACGGCAAGGCGCTGCCGATCGGGATATTGAGCGATTCCATCAAAGAATTTAAGGACGGCGATAATTTATACTCGCAATCCTTTGATATCACCTTCCAATGGTCGGAAGAGATGTACACCTATAACCCGGAAGAGGTTGAGCCATTTAGCCCGGCCGACGTAGGTAATTATTCACCCCCTAATAACGGTCCTGATATGCCCGAAAACTTTGACGACAGGTATTACCTGAAGACTTTAACCTACAGCGCGGTGCAGATTGATAATTTGCTGGCCACAGAAACCGCTGCGCGTGTCGCCGGTGATACCAACCTGCAAACGCAGATCAACGCCATCAACGTGGCGCTTGCCGGCAAAATGGATGCTGATGCCAATTTTAACGCCCTGTATTTCACCAAAGCTGAAGTATTGGCTTTCTTTGGCAGCGGAGCGCCGGTGGTAAAAGCTATCGGCGTACAGAACCCGATCGTGATATCCGATTATCAAACGGCCTATCCAAATTTTGGTAATTACCCGAATATCATGATCCTGGAAAACATCACGGACGGAGAGGGCAATATCATCGCTTATAAGAACCGTACCGACCTCGAGCCGCAGCTTAACCTCGATGAGGATATGAACGTCGACAGCATTACAATCGACTCACCTGCAGACGGCAGCGGCAATACCATGTCACCATTCACCATCATTATAAAAGCATCATGAAAAAACTACTGATCTTATTTATTCTTATTTTTTGCAGTATTATCTCTTTCGCGCAAAGCGATCCTGCCCCTTCAGGCGGTAATTTCGGCTCATTATCAGGCTATGGCCGGGTTGCCAGTGGCGACACTATTAAGAGCATTTACATTACCGGTTACGGATGGCTTGATCTTGCCGGATTAAGACATACTGTGCCTTACAGCAACTGGTCGCAAAACGTAAACGGCACCGGGCACACTGAATCCCTTAGCTACCTGGTTATCGGTGGAACTACATCAGCCAATATCAATTTGCAGTCGATCAGCGGAACGCCGGGTGTGCCTTTAAACGGTATTAATCTTTACGATAAAGGCGGATTTAGCTTTATTGGGAGCGACAGTTTAATAAGGACGTTTGCTGATCACAATACCGGTAACAGGCAGTATTTCTGGCCGGACGTTAGCGATACCGTAGCGATGCGGAGTTGGGTGCGTGCGCTTTTAAGCGGTTATGTAACCACCACCGGAGGCGCGCTTACAGGTCCGCTCAACATGGGTTCGTACCCTCTAAATTTCAATGCCGGTGCTATATCGACAGGTTCTGCAAGTTGGATTTTTCATGCATCGTTACGTGACGGCATATTTTTCACAGATGATATGGGAAATAACATCATGACGCTTGACGGTAACGTTTCAGGCGCGGATCAACCGGGCGTAGCTCTTTTTCAGCCGTTGGAACTGACTAATACTCCCGTTGTGCCGCAACCTGCTTTTCATTTTTTAGTGAGGGATGATGCGACCTCTGCCCATGGCACCGTCGCTCAAATATCGCGGGATAGTACGATCGCTCTTTTGAAAATCGATAGCATAGCGATAGCCAAAGCGGATAGTATCCAAGCGTTAACCACCCTCCAAACGGTGACCGGCAACGGATCAATAACCACCAAACCGGTAATAGCGACTGATCACGTAGCGGCTGGCGACAGCACCAGGGCTCCCGTTTTTATCGCTGATGGCAGCTCGATATCACTGGCGTTGGGCCGTGGATTGGTTGAAACCTACGCGCAGGCCTTTCCTAACATTGTTGGCGGTAATTTTGGAATGGAAGTTTATAATATGTCGGTATCAGGCCGGTATTTTCAGAAAAACAGCACCGGTGACGGATCCATAGTCGACCAGGAGGCATTAGTGCCAAATTATACACCCGGTAGTATACTTTTAGCCGAAAGTGTTAACGACCCGGTGCAGGACAGTACATTGCGCAACGCTTCCACCTTTCAGAGCCAGGGCATCGCGTTTGTCAATTACCTGGTAACTACAAAAGGCTGGCCTGCCAGTCATATCATCATATCGCCGACCTTGGGTTATACCAATTACACCGGCAACGCTAACCATGGTTACATTCCTTACCGGATCAATCAATACACCGCAGCTGCTAATGCTATCGCCAGCGCGACCGGATGTTTGGCATACGTAGGCTATACTGCCGGCAAGCCGACCGCCTCCACAGACATGGTTTCGGACAGCTTGCACTTTAATGTATCGGGCAACGCGAGGAACGCAGCCAACCTTACTGCCTTTTTAACGGGTTATTTTTCGGTGAATACTATCAATCCCAAGTCAAATGTCTATGGAAATCAAACGGTTTTGGGAAATCAAAAGGTTTATGGCACGGGAACTTTTGGAACCATTAATGCGATCAATGGTAATACTTTCGGCCCATCTACATTTAACGGCCCGATCATGGCTACCTACAGGCCCGGCGTTGCGGATAATTATAACATTATTTTAGGCAGTACTTCATCCTCGTCCGCTGTGACTTCCGGGACAACAAAAAGCGGAGATATCGAGGCTTACGATTATACCAATAACCTATATGGGCTGATGGATTATGTTAGCCAATCTACCACAAATACCTTAACAATTGGCCAGGGTAATGGTACCTATTCTCCCACATCACTTAGGTTTTATGTGGGTTCGGCTGTGCAAACGAACGGAGCTGACATGTTCCATCTTTTCGCTTCAGGCGGTAAGGCTATGGGATTATCAAGTGTAAGCGGTAGTTTAACCGATCCGGGTGCAGGTAATTTTTCCATACAGGATAATGCGTATCCTACCTCTGATAATTTTTACACTTTGGGAGCCAGCGGTAAGCGCTGGTCTACCGTATACGGGGTGAATTATCAAATGGGAGGGACCGGTGTGCCTTTCTCACCAGGCTCGACATCTAATATTACTTTCGCATCTTTTAACGGGATAGCAAAATTTAACGGATCAAGCGCTCCTACACAGGCAGTTTCTAACACCGATTTTCTGCCGCCGACGTCCCCGGTGATGAGCGCACCTACTATAAATGGTAAGATCACCGTTTCTACTTCAGCCAATAACGCTGCAGCGTTTGCAACACTGGCGGCCGGTACAGTGACAGTTTCCAATACTTCAGTCACAGCAAACAGCATTATTCTCATCCAGCATAAGACAAGCGGCGGTACAGTTGGAACCTATTCTTACTCAGTTACCCCGGGCACTTCATTTACGATCACCTCATCCAGCTCGACAGATACTTCGGTGGTTGGCTATGTAATTATCAATTAATACCCCGTAACCCCTAAAAAATAACATATCATGCAAAAATTAAGTTTATTCCAGCGCTTTTTCAGCCCGACGCCAACATTCGAGCTGTACATGCAATTGCTTTTCGCGGTCATCGGCTACATCGCTTCCTTAGTAGAAAAAGCCGGTTATATCTCGCACCCGGTATTCCTGGTTGTTTCAGGTCTCTGCGCCGGCGCCATGGTGATCGCGCAGTTTGCTGTCGATCATTCTGCCGAGATCAAGGCGATGATCAGCGACCCGGCGTCCGCCATCGGTTTGATACCTGAAGTAAAAGAATTGGTGCTGCAGCTGATCTCCGCTTATAAAACACCGCCGCCGGTGGCCACGCTGCAGGCTGTGATCACCGATGCCGGGAAAGTATTGCCGGACCTGAACAACGGCGGATACACACCGGTTGCCGATGTAAATACAGATCCTCCTGCAGGCGGAAGCGGTGTACCTGAAAAAGCCGCGCCGGTTGTGCAGGTTTTAGCAAATGACCTGCTAAGCAAACCCGCTTCCATTATTCCCGAAGGCGCCGCCATCATTAAGGATGTCGTTCAAAATTTATAGTTGAAGAATGATCTCCCTGTATACATTAGACGGAACCGAGCTGCAGTTTAAAAGCGGCTCGGTTTGTACCATCAGCTGGGTAAGTACCGCGTTTAATGATTCGGGGGATTTTTCCGGCTCTTTTTCTTACCCGGTATCTTTAGCTTACAGCCCATCCAATAACCGGGCGCTCGGTATGGCCAACCGGCTCGAGAACCGGAGCGCGCGCCAGGATGTCCTGGTTAACGTGCGTATATTCGGCATCCACTGGAAACAAGTGACGCTGCGCTTTACCATCGACCTGGATAGCTACAGCGGTTTCCTTTTGATCGACAATGGCGCTTTCGCGCAGGTATTGACCACCTATAACCTGAACGAGATATTCATCAATTTCGACAGCAATAAAACTTTTGTTTCCTTTCAAAATACGCAGATCACCGGCAGCGCCGCGGCCACCGCGACCTACCTGGAGCAATCCCTGGCCGATAATACCGGCGCGTTCCCTGCTTATTTTTTCCCGGTGCACAATAAGAACCTTTTTGGCAGCTTCCAGGATTCCGGGGGCGATCCATTGTACAATGATGATTACCAGGTAGTGAATCCATGGACGTTCGGACAGGGCGTTGTGGGATCATCAGGAAATATAGGCGTTTTACAACCCTACGCGTTTTATACGCCGTTTTTCAGCCTGCATTACGTCGTTCGCCAGGTGCTGAATTACCTGGGCTATTCCGCGGCCGGTGATTTCTTTACTGACCCGATGTGGATGGATAAAGTGATCTATAACACCGGCTTTTTTGATATTAACCAAATGTTCGCTGCAGGCGGTTTAACGGTGCAGCTGGCCAAGCATTTGCCGCAGATCGCGCTGGCCGACTTTTTCAAAATGCTGCGTACAACGGTTAACCTGGCCATATACTTCGACGCGGACAGCGCGACCTGTACCATGAACATTGTCCGCAATATCCTGCAAACAAGGGAGCGTACCGATATCAGCGGTTGTGTCAACCCCAATATCAGCATCAAGGCGCCTGCACCTTTAGGATTTGAACTGGTGCAGCCGGTCGATAGTTCGGATGCCAATTACGCCGTTTATACCTACGACAGAAGTTTGTATATCGGCAGCCAGGTAGGCCCGACCGCCGTAGATAATTATATCGGGACGCCATTTATGGCCAACGTTCCGAATTTGTCATCGCTCCCGGATACTTACCTGTGGCGCGTTCCCTTCGTACAGCAGACGGGCAACGCTTATACGCCGCTGGCCAACGGCAGCGATGCCTATAACAACCCGGACAATATTCCATGCTACAATGCGAATTCTTTTTCCTTCAGGCTGTTAACCTACCGGGGGATGCAGAACGCTCCCAATGGGCAGCCCTATCCCTATGCTTCCAGTGATGACCTCAACTCGGCAGGCGTTAGCGACTATGGCATGAGCCTGCAGCTGACCACTGATCCTAAAAGTATCGTGAATGTGTACAATTTCGCTTACTATAATTTCTTTTTGCGGAGCGAGCTGGTGGAACTGGACGTGTTTTTACCTATGCGCCTGTTACAGCAGATCACGCCGCTGGGTGTGCTGCAGTTCCGGACGCCGAGCCAAGCGATCATCCCGGCCATGCTGAACGACATGACCTTCGAGGCCAGCCAAAACGAGGCGCGCCTCGAGGCTAAAATGCGGGTTTACCCGATCTATTGTGAAAAGGATATCGATCAGCCGGCCACCAGCAATTACGTGGTTAGCCAGGTGATCAACCCGGGCAGCATCTTCGTGAAATTTACGCTGGTTTATGATGACGCGCATAGCATTTACACGTACAGCAAAGGGAAACGGGTATACACCTATATCGCGGTAATAGCTACCCTGAATTTTTATAGCGACGCTGCAGGCACCGTTCCAAGGAATATTACCGGTACCGGCCTCGCGGTTTTGATGAATTGGCAAACCATACGGGTGGTAGGCGTAGGCCCACAGGTGTATCAAAAATATTCCGGCGATGAGGTTCCTGATGGATCTGTTTACACCTGCCCGGATATCACCGAAGTCGTACAAAATAACGTGGCCACACAATGGTTCATCACCACTGATCCTGCGCTGATCGCGGGCCAGCCCATTCCTTATACCGTGATCGGTGACGCGAATGGCGGATATACAGGAGCGCCATCATAACCATGGAAACGCGGGAAAAAGATATAACGCAAGTGGTTACCGGCTGGGCCGAGGTGGTGATCGACCGTTTCCGGGAAGGCCTCGACCGGTATGAGATCGGCAAGCTGGACGGCGACCTGTGGCGGAGTTTTGCCTATGAGCTGGTCGCGTCCGGCGGTAATGTGCAGGAGGTGATCTTTAAATTCAAAGCTTATGGCCGCTTCGTGGATATGGGCGTCGGCCGCGGCGTTCCGATCGGCGCGAAAGGATCCACGGCTTACGAAAAATCGAGGAATGAGAACGGCCAGCTTAAACGCTACGGCCGCAAAGCAAAGCCATGGTACAGTAAAACCAAAACCCGGGAGGTGGCCATCCTCCGCCAAATACTGATCCAGGATTATGGCATCAACAGCCTCGCCATGATGGAGAGCGCTTTTAACAGAACGGAAATTGTAAATATCAATTAAGATGTCAGCACAAGCAGAAGACGCGATACTCAACGTCAAAATAAACGGCGAACAGGCCATATCTACTTTCAAGGACCTGAATACCTTGCGCCGTGAACAGCTCACGCTGGTAAAAGGCTTGAAAGAAAATACGCCTGCCTACGATGAGCAGGCCGCGAAACTCCGCAACCTGAACACTCAGTTCGCGGTTTGGAAACAAAACCTTTATGGTGTGAACGAGGCCATGGAGGGCGCTACCCAAAAAACCTCCAGGTTTGCCGCGGCCATTAATAAAGTTACCAGCGCGGATGCGTTAGGCGCACGTGTGGTTAGTCAATTCAGCCGGCAGATCATCAGTTTAGGTACCGGCTTTTTAAGCATGGAAATTGGCGCTAAGGCGATAAAAGCCGTTGTGGAGCAAATTCAAAAGCTTGATTATTTTACCGGCCGGTTAAACCAGGGCAAACAAAACATCCTCGCGTTAAACGCCGTGCAGGCTGAAGCTGACAAAGAAGCCGGGAAACAGATCGGTACGCTTAAAATTTTATACGACACGGCGACTGATGTGAATCGCTCCATGCACGACCGGCTGGTCGCGGCCAATGCTTTGCGTGATGAATTTCCCACCGAATTTCAAAACTCTACCAGCCTGGCTATCGTCAATGGCCAATTAAGAAAGAGCTACGATGAACTTACCGCGTCGATCATCAGGCAGGCACAATCCCAGGCAGCGTCGAGCAAAATTGGCGAGTTAGCGGGTAAAAAGCTGGATAACGATTATCAAATCGATAAAAACAACTCCTACAAAGAGTATTTGGAAAAACAGGCACAGGAAGAATATCAGCAAAATAAAAAAAATCCGAACCAAAATTTTGAAGCTATCGCGCTTCAGCAAAATGCTCAAAATTCCAATAGTGGTATAAATCCGTTAACCACCGGCATTACTATTAATAGCGCTGAGTCCTTGTTGAAAGCGAAGCTGGCGGCTATTAAAAAAATGACGGATGATAAAAACTACGAGCCTGCTACCGGCAACAAGGTTATCCAAAAAACACAGGAGTTCCTTGAAACCTACGTTAACACGATAACTAAGGGCAGTAAATCATTGGACGATGCCAATAAACTGTTAGGCCCAAAGCTGGAGAATTTCAATCACCTGGTTACCGGCGCCGACGATAAGCTGCAGTTAGAAAATATTAAGTCAGCGCTCCAGGTAAAATTGGACGCGCTGGCGCCGAATGATAAACAGATCGCTGTCATCCGGGCGAAGATCGAGCAGGTCGAAAAGCTGGAGAAACAATACGACGCGAAGTTAAAAGGCGCCCATGGCCATAATGAGCAAAACGAAGCGGTAAGCAAACAAAAGGCTATCGATAATGACCTGGCCAAACTGGATGCCGAGCGTGTGGCCGATACAAAAAGCGCCAATGATAAGGAAATCGCCGAGGTGCAAGCCAAATACAACGAGCTTAAGCAAAAGGAGCTGGAGTACCAGGTTTGGGTGGCGCAGAATAAGAACCTGACCAAAAAGCAAAAAACCACCGATATCAACGCCAGCAATTCCACCATCGGGAAGATCGGCGATGACCAGGACGCCGCGGTAAACGCACTGAAGGCGAAGCAGGCCGGGGACCTGAGCAAAGAAATCCAAAAATACCAGGACGAACAGGCAGCCAATTACAGCGGTAACCTGGATAAGGAGATCGCTAAGAATAAGGAGTTTTATGATGATCTCCGCTCTAAGCTTGCCGCCAACGACTTCGAGGGTATGATCAAGGTGGAGACTGCCCGTATTTTATCCGATGCCAAATCAACCTATGACGCGAAGCTGGAGCAGGAAAGGAAGTACCAGGAGGAGATACAGCAGCTGCGTGATCAGTACGCGGAGATATCCGATGATAAGGAAACTTCAGAGCTGGCCAAGATCAAAGCTAAATACGACAAGGACGTCGCCATGTTCAAGGATCAGCTGGATAAAAAACTGATCAGCGCGAAGGAGTACCAGGAAGCGATCGACCTTTTAAATAAGATCAAGGCCGCGCATGATGAAAAAGCTACCGAGGATGAGCAAAAGAAGATCCGCGACACCGTTGCTGAGTATACCCAGGAAGCCGCGAACATGGCTTTTAAAATATCGCAGCAAAACCGTGATACCGACCTGGCCAATACCATGACCAAGCTCGACAAGGAACGCACGGCCGAGCTGAGTAATGTGAACCTCACCGCTTCGCAAAAAGTTGCTATTAATAACAAATTTGACGAGGAAGAAGCTGCCGCGAAATTGAAAAAATGGAACGCTGATCATGAAGCTGCCATCGCAAATGCAATCATCAACACAGCTGTGAGTGTCACAAAGGAACTTGATAATCCTCCGCTTGCGATTGAGGTTGGTATTGCCGGTGCCGCGCAGGTGGCTGAAATCGTCGCGCAAAAAGCACCTCAATTTGAAGACGGCGGTTTTATTCCTTACGGGCCTACGCATCCCTCAGGTGGTTTAAATGTATCTGACCCGATGGGTAACCTGGTAGCCAGTATAGAAGGCGGCGAGGGCGTGTTATCCCGGGCAACTGTTGCCGCTAACCCTAACCTGGTAGCCTCGCTTATGGGCAGCGGCGGACAGACCGTTAATTATGAAAAAGTGCTGGCTGCAGCAAATACTACCAGGTCGGCCACGCCCCGCTTTGCCGCCGGCAATGATACCGGTATAGGATCCTTTAAAAACAGTGGCTCCAGTTCAGGAAATTCGGATATAGCTTCACATATAGCCGAAATGAAAGCGGTGGTTAACCAGGCGATGCAGGTAGTTATGCAATCCGACAGCAAGCCGGTGATATTAAGCAACCGGGTAGTGGCCGATAACGAAGCAAAAATGGCGGAGATAAGTAACGCGGTGAACGCTTAAATACTTATATTGCAGACGCTTCGCCGGGAGCAAAGCCGCCTCGTATGCATTTTGCTGCGGGGCTTTTTTATTTTATATTGCAGCACCTTAAAACTAAATCAGTATGAAAAAAATTATTCTTATCGCGTTCCTATGCATTTCTTTTAAACTATTTGCACAGGATAAACTGGCAAATCCCGACCAAAAAAACATAGCCGCATCTGGCAAGAGCAATTTCGAGAAGTTTGCAGAACGAACCGGGAGCTTAGAAAAAAAAGAATATTTCGATCTTGAAAAAATAGCTGATATTAAATTTGAACTTATCCGGCTCACAGATTTGAATACTGACAGTGTTAAATTTTCTCTATTGCTTTCCGGCCTTTCTAAAACTTATAACAACTGTGAAGTTTATCTCGATCAGGATGAATTCGAGGCCTTGGATAAAACGATTGGTTTTATGATCGAAAAAGTTATTCCTACCAGTCCAAACGTGGAGCAAGTGGAATATAATTTTTTGTCCCGCAGTGATTTTCGGTTTAGCACATATAATAACAATGGATTTCTTACTTCAAAAAAGAAATGGCACATCTGGTGTACACTTGATGATGCTCCGCTAATACGTAATTATACAAATTTTGAGTTCGATCCCGAAGATTTGCCTAAAGTTAAAACCTTGCTTAGTAATGTGATCACCCGTATAGCTACGATGAAATAATACCACCAAATTAGTATTGCGCAGCTGCTAATAAGCAGCTTTTTTTGTGCTTGTAATTCCCGATTACTTTTTGCACGTTTGTAGTGCACAACACGTTGGCGCAATCCAACGATAACTTTCTTGAAAATAATGTCCAGGCGCCCGGTGAAAGTCCGGCTACAAATCAGTTCGCTGACGTGTTGTGCAACGACCTGGGCAATTTTCTCATGTTTAAATTTTATTCGTCATGCACAACACGAAAGAAACCAACCCAATTACCGCGGCTAAAGAAAAGCTGGAGGACACCTTACGTTATTTTATTGATGGCACCAACGCGTTTGATGCCAGTACAGGAATGTTAACTTTGCTAAAAGAAATGCGCCCGGATGATTTGCTACCGGAAGAAGCGAAGGCAATTTATGGCATGTTACAGGTAGTAAACGCCGTGAGCCGGCTGCAGGTAGCCGAAAGCCATGAGGCGTTTACCCCAAACCATAAATTAAAAATTGCGTAATGGATATCGAAACCAAATATATATTGAACAAGTCACGCCTGCAGCACCTGCAGCGCGTGACCAGGTTCAAGTTAAACTGGCTTAAAAAGCATCACCCGGAAATATTCGAAGCGATGAACGCGGCCAGTGACTTGAACGATGAGAAACATGCCGACAGCCAAATGGAGATTTTTAACACGCCATCCTTAGTTAGGATTAAACGTGATCTCTCCATCGAATGAGTCGTCTATCTTGAACCGCATTTCCTTCATTCCGCCTAACTTATTCATGTTTTGCATTTGGAGATCTTTCCGTTTTTCGCTCATTTTAATATAAATCATCGTAGTCTCGATACTCGAGTGGCCCATCAGGCCCATAAGCGTATATACATCGCCGCCCATCTCGATAAACAGCGTTCCGAAGGTATCCCGGCTAACATGAAACGTTAATTTTTTTTCAATGTCGGCCAGTATCGCTATCGATTTTAAATACCGGTTGCAGGTCTGATCTGTTACCGGCTCAAACAATAAGCCATTCCTGCCTTTTATCAGCTGCAGCGCATAGTCTGGCAGCGTCATGTGGACCTGCTTTCCGAAATTGAAACCTTTGATCAGGTTCATGTGCAGCTTGCCGTTCCTGATCATCGAACGATGCACCTCATGGGTATCGCTAACGCGTAGGCCTGTGTAGCAGCTGAATAAAAATTTCCTTAACACTTCCTGCGCGATGCCGGTTAACTTTCCCGATCCGTAAAGTTCTTTCAGTGCCTCGAGCTCATGCTCCTCCAGGGCCTCGCGTTCACCCTCGACAAATTTGAAAGAAAATTTATCATACGGATAATCAAACTTGATCTTATCGGCCATCGCGTACTGCATGTAGGAACGGAATGTTTTATGATCAGTGCAAACCGTATTATGCGACCAGCCTTTTTTCTTTCTTGCCCAGGCGTTATAGGCTTTCACGAGGTTTAAGCTGATATCGTTGAATAATAATACCTCTGCGCCCAAATATTCGGCTAACCGGTTATAGCTGGTCGTGTGGTTCGTTTTCGTGGTTTCAGTGATGATATCTTCCTTCCGGTTACCGGCCATCTTTTTTTTCCAGTAGTTCATGAAATTGTCTGCCGACAAATAATTCAGGAATTCCTCCCGGAAGATCACGATGGTCAGTTTTTTATTCTCCGAAAAATATTTGGTTTTTATGCGGTTAGCCCGGGTTTTTGCTTCGCCAATCACCATATTAAGCGGATCAACGTCAAGATCGCCGGCAAACCGTTGTAAAGCGATTTCTTTGTCAGCATCAAAAAATTTCGCAGGCCACGCCTGGTTAAGCGGGAATTCTTTTTTCTTACGATCTATGATCACTCGCAGGTACAAACTGCTCAACCCGGACTTTTGGACGTGGTGATGGCAAAACACATAGGCTGTAACAGCCTGGCTAAAACTACTTTTTTTCATGCGAAACATTGCAAAATGTGTGAAACAGGAAAGCTTTATGCCACTTAAAAGGGCACGTTGCGCACGTAGTGTATAGCGCTTGCGAAACAAAAACGTCAATTGCTTTTCGTTTTTGCGAAACAT